TTGTAGACTTACTGACAGGTATTGTTTCAGCGATTAAGGATAAAGAGATTAAATCGTCAAGGCTCAGAGATGGTTTATTTAAAAAAGTTGGGTTTATTCTGTGCTACGCTGTTGCATGGGGCATTGACACCTACGGGTACCTCGTCGGATTTAATCTAAGCGTAGCGATACTGCCAGTAGTTATCCTATATGCATGTACTACTGAACTGGTATCTATTCTGGAAAATATTTCAAAAATCAATCCAGATTTATTACCAGAAAAATTAATGGAAATGTTCCACGTTAGCAAGGAGTGATGATATGCACAAATTCAGTACAGTGAAAAGCGGTTCATACGGAACAGATGTGATTGTATTACAGACAGTCCTTTCCTTATTACATTATACAGGAAAAGACGGAAAGCCACTGACAATTGACGGTAGGTGTGGCACGAATACTGTGTACGCCATCAACAGTTTTCAAACAACGGTGAGTGCATACGGATATGAGTGTGGCACAAATGGTGCAAATGATGGTTGCTTTGGAGAAAGATGTTGGAAAGTGCTGGGGGTGATGTAAATTGCCGGACATTAATAAAGCGTATTCATGGGCAGTGAATACCTGTAATGCACCGAACGTTGGATATTCTCAAGCGTATAGAAATCAACAAACCATAGGTGGTATTACCTATTACGATTGTAGCAGTTTCATCAATTATGCGTTGTTAGCTGGCGGTTGGAAAACACCACAATATGCTCCTAATCATAACCCGTTTACCACAGGTATAGAAATCAATGTACTGTTATCACTAGGTTTTACAGATGTTTCTAGTAATCCGGAGTATCTTCCGGGTGACATTGGCTGGACTTCTGGACATACTGAAATGTGTTATAAGGGTGGAACAGGAAAAGGCGTTTTCATGGGGGCTCACACAAGTAACGCACCTCTCGCAAATCAGGTGTCAATCGGAAGTTCAAAAGGTGACCCAAACCATGAACGCTCTTTTCCTAGGAGATTCAGATACGGCTCAGGTGGTGCCTCTGGTTACGGATGTTCCGTTTATGTAATCGCATCTATAGCTGGAAATCTCAGGCAAGAATCAAACGTAAACCCCGGCATATGGGAAGGGTTACGAGAGGGAACATGGACAGGGTTAAAGCACGGTTTTGGTTTAGGGCAGTGGACAAACACTGGTGGAGATACACATGGCAGACTTTATAAGTTACATGAGTGGTTGTCAACACATGGCTATGCGGATGATAGCGGTGAGGGGCAATGCCAGTATATCATAGAAGAAAATGTGTGGTACTCTACAGGCGAAGCAAGTGCCTATTCTTCACTTTCTGACTTCCTTGCATCTGACAGTACTGATATTACACATTTAACACACGCATGGAACATAGGATGGGAGGGTATTCACGATAGTTCGTGGGACGCCCGTGTGACATATGCAAAAGAAGCGTATCGGTATATTGTAGACCACGGCAATGACTCAAGCATTACACAATGGATTACAGGTAACAGGTATTTGAATGTCGGAGAAATGCTAAACAATTCTGTAATGCTTTTTAGGTTTTTTAGTGCTGGCGGAGGTGGCGGTGGCACGCCGTCAAAGAAAAAAGAAAAAATGCCTGTATGGATGATGGTACGATATAGGTAAGAAAGGGGGATAGTAATGTTTGAAAAAGGGTTATACAAACATGAAGAGGGATTCACCGTACTTGTAACAGAAGATGGTAAGATTATGTTATCGCCAGACCACCCTCTTTCCATGAGATTAAGTGAACTTTTTAATACAGAAAAGTGGACAAGAGTAGAGTGAAAGGAGTAACGTATGGCTGTTAAAACAAGGGAAGAAATCTTAGAAAGCCTTAGAGGTAGGTTCGGTGATGACCCGACAGACGATGATATCGCTATGTTAGAGGATATCACAGACACTTTTACAGACTTTGAAGAAAAAACAAGTGATGCTACAAACTGGAAAAATAAATATGAAGAGAACGACAAAGCATGGAAGAAAAAATATTCAGACCGTTTTTTCAGTAAAGACGGTGGTAACAATGACAATTCCGGTGATTCTGATGAACCAGAGGATAAGCCGATGAAAACATTTGATGATTTATTTACAGTAAAGGAGTGAAAATAAATGCCTAGAAGAATTGCAAATAGTACACTAAACGCGTCTACTATTGACATTATGAACGTAATTCGACAGAATGCAACATACGACTATCAGCAAAACGTTCCTGTAGTACAGAACGAAACAGACATCCCTAGGGTTGGTGAAGTAATCTACGGTACACCCGCATTTGCGAATCAGTTTTTGAACGCACTGGTAAACCGTATCGCAATCGTGCGTATGCAGAGTGCAACATTTAACAACCCGTATTCCATACTCAAAAAGGGGTATCTGGAGTTCGGTGAAACGGTGGAAGATATTTTTGTTTCCATTGCAAAAGCTGTTGACTTTTCCACTGAGAAAGCTGGTGGTAGGGAATTTAAAAGAACCATGCCGGATGTACGGTCAGCATTTCATGTAATGAACTGGCGTGTGATGTACCCGGTAACCATTCAGGATATGGACTTACATCAAGCATTTCTTAGCATGGATGGTGTGCAGAATCTGATTGCAAAAATCGTAGATGCTGTTTACACAGGTGCTGAGTATGATGAGTTCCTGTTGTTCAAATATCTGCTTATTAAAGCTATTTCACACGGGAAAGTAGCAACCCAGTCCATCGTTGCGGATGCTAACTTGAAAACAAGCGCAGTTGCTTTCCGTGGAACTAGCAACCTGTTACCGTTTGTAAGTTCTGATTATAACACTGCAGGTGTGAAAACGAACACGCCAAAAGACAGACAGGTTATTTTCATGGATGCTAACTTCAACGCATCGTTTGATGTGAATGTACTGGCAAGTGCGTTTAACATGGACAAAACCGACTTCCTTGGAAGACTGTTTATAATTGACAAGTGGGACACTTTTGACAATGAACGGTTTGACATTATCAGAGATAACTCTGACGGACTGGAAGAGGTTACAGCAGATGAACTGGCTTTGATGAAAAAAGTAAAAGCAGTGCTGTTAGATGAAAACTGGTTTCAGGTGTATGATAACATGAATAAGTTTACAGAGAAGTACATTTCCTCTGGTCTGTACTGGAACTATTTCTATCACACTTGGAAAACTATTAGTAGTTCTCCATTTGCTAATGCTGTTGCATTTGTGGATAGTACAGCCGAAGTTGCATTACCGGAAACACTTACGTTACACTGGGATGCGAAAGACGAAACAGAAAAAGCAATTACGCTGACTATGCACGCAGATGCGGAGGGCGTTACGCTTGCACCTAACGAAGTAAACTTTGTTCAGACGAAGGCACTTACTACAGCAGGTATTGCTGTTCAGAAATACGGTGGCATGTTAGTGCCGGACAGCCAGTTCACTACGCCAATGACAATTGTAGCAAACATCGGTGAACAGTTGTATGAAGCTACATCCACAGTTACACCTACAGAAGTACAGGTGGGTGTTACTTTAACACTGAATAAAAAAATAATCAGCAATGTGGTAGAGATAACAACCTACCCCGGAAATGAGGTAATATGACAGAACAGTTTTTAGCAGATACCGTAGATAGCACGGGACACGCTTATCCTACAGTTGGTGAGAATATTCGGAAAGGAGCAAAAGACCCTAGCACTATTATTAGTGCATTTACCGATGATACAGACAAGGCAAAAATGACAAATGCATTGGATGTAAGTGCAGAAGATTTAAAACATGCGGTTGTTTCTATGCTTAGTGGAGAAAGATTTCACTTTGGAAGTCTGGATGCTGAGCCATTAACAAGTGAACAGGTAACTAAAATCAAAACGTTTCTTGGAATTGCGTAGGTGATTAAATGTATATTCAGCCACAAACAAATATAAGAATTTTACAAAACGTTCCTTTAGATACAACTTACGGACACACTATTTACTTTAGTAGCGCAAGCGCACAGCAAACTTATTTTGCTGGTAAACAGAAGTATAACTTGGGTAGTTACACATACCAAAGAGTTAATAAGGGTGTTGCAAGAGTTGGCATTAAAGCTGACAGTTTGTATGACTGTAATTACATGATGTTTCAGAATACAGCATATGGCTCAAAATGGTTTTATGCTTTTATCACTAGCGTTGAGTTTGTGAACAACGAGTGCTCAGAAATTACGTTCGAACTGGATGTTATGCAGACTTGGTTTTTTGATTATACTATGGAGTATTCACTTGTGGAAAGAGAACACGTTGATGATGATGTTGCCGGATTTCATATTGAACCGGAGAATGTGGAACTTGGTGAGTATGTATTTAATGATTATAAAAACTTATCCACTGCGTTAACCCCATTAGCTGTTTATATACTGGTGAATGATACGGACGAAGCATCTTCTGGAAATGTGTATGATGGCGTGTACGGTGGTTGCACGTTGTACGCATACAATACTACTGATACAGCTGGAATAAATGCACTGATTAACAATTACAATCAAAAACCAGATGCTATTGTCGGAATGTATATGGCGCCTGTGATTGGAGTTGGTAAAGCAATCCCTAACGGTGGCATGACCGTTAATTACTCAGCTAACGCTTATACTGTTAGTGGTGAAGCAGAAGCGGTAAATGTTGGTTCATGGGAGATTGATGGATATAAGCCAAAGAACAGAAAACTGTTTACTTATCCATACAATTTCTTTTCCATCGGAAACAATGATGGCAGTAGCTTGGCGTTGAGATACGAATTTTTTGACGGAAGAAAACCACAATGGAATATTCGTGTGCCTATTACAATGCCTATTCAATGCACTTTAAGACCGACAAACTATAAAGGAAGTACTGGTGTTTTCCCTAACGAATCATTGACACTTTCTAATTACCCTATGTGTTCTTGGAGTACTGATGCTTTTAGAGCGTGGCTGGCGCAAAACGCTATACCTATTATAGCTAATGCTGGTGTAAAAGCTGGGACAGGTGCAGTGATTGGCGGGTTGCCTATGGCTGGTGCTTCACTATTAAGTAGTGCCACAAACGCGCTCGTAAGTGGCTATCAAGCATCTATTCAAGCGGATATTACAAAAGGTAATCAGAATCATGGTAATAATAACGTGGCTTCCGGGTTGCAGTCATTTTATGGTGGTAGGTGTAGTATCACAAAATACTATGCTAGGATGATTGACGAATACTTTACCATGTTTGGGTATGCTATTCACAGGGTAAAAATACCTAACAGAAATGGTAGACCGCACTGGAATTATGTGAAGACAATAGGGTGTAATATTGTTGGTAGTGTCCCAGCGGATGATATGAGGAAAATTTGTAATATCTATGATGCAGGTGTTACGTTCTGGAAAAACGGTGATGAAATTGGTAACTATTCACTGGATAATACGTTATAAGGTGGTGAGAAAGTGAGAAAAAGAAGAGGTAATGGCCAATTTGAGGAAAGTGCTTTACTGAACAATATAACCTATATGCAGTATTTCAACAGGCTTACAGAGTTAGCTATATCTATGTTTGAGTGGCGGAATTTGCCACCTACCGTTGACCCTAGGTATATAGAATTGCACTTATTTCAGAACGGTTCTATGGTATATTTCAATGATGATGTGATTGGAAATCTTTGCTTGGATTGTCTACCAAACGGAAACTTTGATGTGTACGGAAATCCTGTATATAGAAGAGCGTACTCAAGTTATAACAACTATCAGAAAAATTTAACAGAAGACAACAGCGTTATCATATGGAATAACTATCTCAGAAGTAATTCTATTACAGATATCCAAATGTACTCAAAACGATTGTATTTACTAGACAGGATTATTGATATAAATGCCAATGCTCAAAAAACACCTGTACTGGTACAAGGTACAGAAAAACAACGCCTTACATTATTAAATCTATATAAAGAATTCGACGGAAATTCACCTTTTATTTTTGGTGATAAAAATCTTGATTTAAACGCTTTAAAGTGTTTGAATACAGGTGCGCCATATGTAGCAGATAAAATTTATCAATTAAAAACTCAGGTATGGAACGAAGCGTTGACTTACTTAGGTATTAGCAATATTAACATTCAGAAGAAAGAAAGACTGATCACAGACGAGGTTACAAGAAATCAGGGTGGTACTATTACTAGTAGGTATAGTAGATTACAGGCTAGGCGTGAAGCGGTTGATAAGATTAATGCCATGTTTGGTACTGATATAATGGTTAATTACAGAGAAGATTTTCAGGAAACCGGTGATGTTGACGGTAAAGATACAACAAAAGGTGGTGAGAATGATGATTAGTTTCTTTTGTGGTTTTGTTATTGGGTCTTTGTGTGGCGTGTTTAGTCTTGCGTTGCTGGTGGGCAGGAAGTGTGGTGATAAGAAATGAGTAAAGAAAAACTAATTAAAACACCACAAGAAGCCATAGAATGTATTGAGTCAAATTATCCAACAAGCGGGTATGAAATGCTAAAAGAATCTCTTGATATGGCTATAAAAGCTTTGGAAAAAAGAGGTGAATAAAAATGAGTAAATACACGACAGAAGTTAGGTTTATTTGTGAAAGCAAAAGTGGACTTGAAGTGCCTGGTGATGTTGATAACATTATTGCTAATTCGTGGAACAAGATTTTTACGAGTAAAGCACCGTTCTTTGATGAAGAATACAGAAGTGTACTTTGTCAAAAGATATTGAAGCATTATTACCTGAGGGAGATTTGTAGCGAAACCGTAGGTATCTGGAAACTATGGATGAATACTAGGTTGGAAGAAATTATGCCTTTTTACAATCAGTTGTATGATAGCGCATTAATTGAATTTAACCCATTGTATGATGTGAATATAAAAAGAACGCATAATAGGAAGCTTGATAGTAGTAAACAGGATAATGGAACTAGTCAGAGTGTTAGTACTGGTGAAAGGTCTGATAGTGGAACTAGCAGTGGTACTAATAGTGGTAGTAGTAGCAATACAAAAAAAGATTTGTATAGCGATACACCGCAGGGCGCTATTACTGGTCTGGAAAATGAAAACTATCTGACTAACGCTAGAAAAGTTACTGATAGTGATAGCACTAGTGGGAATAGCAGTGGTGAGTTTAGCAATACTGGTAGTAATAAAACTACTGTTAATGGTGAAACAAGTAATACTGGTACAGCTAACAGCCTTGAGGATTATGTAGAAAATGTAAGCGGTAAACAGGGTACTGAAAGTTATAGTAGTATGCTGTTGAAGTTTAGAGAAACTTTTTTGAATATTGATATGCAAGTTATTGAAGAGTTTAGTGACTTGTTTATGGGGTTGTGGTAGTAAAAGGAGTAGAATGATATGAATGATAATATAAGTAGAACTATTACATCAAAACCGCCCGCGAATTTTACGCCTAATACGGGTAATTATCAGACATTACAACCGTTTAGATACTGGTGTCAGAAAGTACTTCCTTTAGTATATGATGATAGTTTAAGCTATTATGAATTACTTTGTAAAGTAGTTGACTATCTGAATAAGACAATGGAAGATGTAGAAACCTTACATGGTGATGTAACTAATCTGCATACAGCTTATGAGAAATTACAAGAGTATGTTAATGACTATTTCAGTACTCTTGACGTGCAGGAAGAAATCAATAATAAGCTTGATGAAATGAGTAAAGACGGCTCATTACTTTCGCTGGTGATGCCTTTTATTTCTAAATATTCATCTCCTATTTTTGTTAATGCGACTACAGAAATGAAACAAACAGACAGAATTTATGTGCTTGAATCAAGTGGTCATTTGTATTATTATGATGGTTCATCGTTCATTGATAGCGGTTTAGTATATGGTGTTACACCTTTATTCTTTACTAACGGTGGTGCTAATACTACTGAATCAACTAATTTAGCAGATTTGAATGATGCACTTGTAAATAGGGTGTATACATTTGACAGGGCTACTACGGCTAA